GGGAATTAGAGCTAACAAACCTTGAATTGGCGCAGATTGTCGCAAAAGAGGTAGGCAAGCCGCTGGTGTATGATCTTGTAGATGCCCACACATCTAGACCGGGCCATGACCTTCGGTATGCTCTTGATGGCTCCAAGATGAGAGATCTCGGTTGGGAGCCCCCTGTTCCACTTGTGGAATCCATTAGGTCAACGGTTCGATGGTATCTTGATAACCCTGAATGGCTAGATGTTTTCATCGAGTAGGGTCAAGCAAAGGGCTTCCAGCCTTCTTGTTGATCTGGGCGCAGGGGCATTTGCATTAGGGATCGTGTATATTGGTGTAGGTCTTTATTTTAAGAGGAGGCTTGACCAATGGCATCAACGACGACAGGACTAGATCCGTGGCTTGGATTTATGGGCACCTCTTATGTCCACGAATTGACCAGGCAGGCGTTTAGAATAGCTGAAGAAATGACAGAGGAGGCCGTTAGCGCCCCAAACGTCCCAAGGGTGGTTGATGTTGTCAGGAAGTTTCAGGTCGTATCAGTCGACACGGCGCTTGGCGTCCCAGCGACATGGCAGTCTGTTGCAGGGCTTTCTGACCTGCAGTCGCTTGTGTTTTACCCAAGGCAGTGGCACGAGGAGGAGCCTGCCGAGGCGAAGATTAAGGCGGGTGAAAGGGTTATCGTCATTGCGGACGTTCCTGCTGGCGGGAAGGTCCAGGCTAACAAAATAGCGCTAACCGACAGGATTAAGTATGACGACCCCACTTATGGTCAGTCTTATTGGGAGATTCAAGAGGTGCAGCCAATATCAGGGCCTGGGCTGGTCAGGGTCAAGGTTGCTTTTGATCGCCAGGCGTCCTGATGTACCGAAGACTAAAGGTAATATCCCCTCTAGACTCAAAGCCAGACTCTTTCATAAAGTCGCTTTCAAGAACAAACCGAGCGACAGCCATGAGGAGGGCAAAGAGGTCTCAAAAGCGCCGAGGCTTCGTTTCGGTTACCGTGAATCCGTCCGTTCAAAAGGTTCAGGTCGCATTAAGCGAATTAGAGCTCGCCCTTCTTTCTATTGCACACAATGAGATAAAGAAGATTGCCGGAAAGTCTTTTGTGACAATAAAAAAGAGATCCGGGCCTGAGGGTGGGATAGAGTCGCAGACCCTATCAAAGTCATGGAGAATGCGGCTGCTTAAGCGAGCTGAGATGCTTGCCTCATACCATCGACCCGGCAAGGAGGCTAGAGTCGGGGGTAGGGTAGGTGTTCTTCTTTTTGGCTATGGGATATATACTAAGAATGACAAGTTTTTAAAGAAGATAAAAACCAAGGCTGGAGAGACCGATCTTCTAGAGATACTCGAGTACGGGTCTAGACCTCACGTTATCGGGCCCCGAAAGAGGAATGGCAGACTTTACTTCTATTGGGAGAATGCGAGCCCATCACTTCCCGTAGTAGGGCAAAAGATTTTCCGAGGGTTCTACAACCAAAAGGTAAGGCACCCTGGTACGCGGCCATATGGTTTTACCCGAATAGCGGTAGCTGAAGCGGCTGGCCTTATGCTGTCGCTTTTCTATCGAATGCGTCGGGCAAAGTTTTTGTTAGGTAGATAAAGTGGAAGCGTCAAGATTCTCTACAAACATTCGTCGGACAATTCAGGTGCTAATAGGCAACACCGTTCAGCACAATGGGGTCGATTATCCGATCTACCATGATTACTCGTTCGCAGATCCTGACGACGCGATGGACACCGAGAATCCATCACCAAACGACGCATGGGTCGAAACGGTAACCCTGTCTCAGAGCGCTGGTCGCAGGGGGTTCACCCTGTTGCAAATGGACATATTCTCAAAGGTTGGAGGACAGGGCGAGGCGTCAGGAGATCCGTTTGGGATGAGGGCCGAGTCAATTGCCGACTCATTGGAGTCGATCTTTTCGGGCATAGGTGGTAATGGTAAACTCAGGTCATACATCCCTGTCAATGACTATGCAGATGTAAACAATCCCGTGGAGACAGATCGCTGGATTCTTTGCCAAAATTCGAGGGGAGATCTTGGCGTCTGTGAAGACCGAACAAGAAAGCCTAGCGAAGATGGCTTAAGAAGGATTATAATTACTTACAGGTTCCGGCTGCTTCAGGATGCTGCTGGACCAGCAGCGTTCTACACAGACTAGTTAGGAGAGAAGAAATGGTTGCTATCGGTAAGCAGAGTGTTGGCAGCACGGCCAACCTTTTTCAAGGATACTGGAGCCACGTCGAGTTTCGTCCAGGTGGATGGGGCTCAGCAAACCCACGGTATCTTGGTGTTGTTCAGGAAGGTGTTCTTGAGATCTCTCGAGAAGACGTAGAGTATATGGGAACAACGTTCCCTCGTGTTGTTGAGCTTTTGACCCCATCACAGATGGGCATGAAATTCTCTGGGCAGCTTGATGAGCTGACACACACCAACATGCTGATCGCTTCTGGTGCTGACGCAGAGGACAACGCTGAAGCTCTTGCTGCAGGATATATCTACCCAGGGTCAGGGTGCAGCTTTAGTGACACGACCTATGGCACCCTCGTTGCTCGCCGCAAGAAGTGCTCGTCTGGTGTTGACGCGGACATGGAGGCAGTCCTCTGGAAGACCGTTGGCTCAGGGGCGCTTTCTATTGGTGGCGACGCGGACGTTGTTGGGACATCGGTTGAATTCAACGCCCTGGATGACAGCAATGGCGAATTCATGCCAGCAGCTCCAGACCCAGCTAACTTGCAGGATTCTGACTGGAAAAAGAATCCAGCAGCCCACCCGCTTGGCTACCTGTTTGCGCCAGCTCCAGATGGAAATTCGGCAAACCCAGACTTATAGCCATTATGGAGTTAAGCCAGGGCGCCCATACGGGCCCCTGGCCTCGCCTTTACTTGTTGGCCTCTGCGAAGCTTTTCCTTAGCGCCATCCTCGCCTCATTTCTTTCCTCCCTTGTTCGCGCATCTAGGTTGTATACATTAAGACTCCGGCCCTGTGCAGACCTGTACCATCCGTACTTCTTTGCTGATCTTGAGTGACGGCTTGTGCCTTGAGGCTTCCTTGAGGGTTTCTTGTCAGATGAGAGCCCTTTGGCAACCTGGCCAATAGGGAAAAATATAGAGCTAAGCCATCCTGTAATATCAAGCTCAAACTCTTTTCTGGTGTGAGTGGTTATGTACCTCATCACACTCACACACTTCTTTTGAGCAATTACACTAACAAGTATGTCCAGCTCTGGTAGGTCTTCTAGCTCGCTTGAGCTTCCTCGGCCTGCGCCTGTGCCGCCCCCGTCACCAGGGGCAGAAGGTTTCCCAGTGCTTCACCATAGCCATTGAGGTCAAAAGCTTCCTTAAGAAGATGTGTACTCTGAACAAGAGTTATTTCGTCCTGTATGAATCGCTCTACGGCATCACATCCAAGCCACGCACCATCTTCAGAACGCTCCTCTGGGGAGTCGGTCGGGATCGCTTCGCTGCCAATCAGGACTCGCTTGTTGGTGGGCGTATCAAGCAATGCGACACTCACAAGCCTCATGGTTGGCACAAACTGCTTGCCCAAAACCTCCCTTACAGCAGCCCAGATCTCGGGACCAAGCTTTGCTACTTTTGGTATAAGGTCCAGAGCTGTCGACTCATTGCCGTCCGCATTCAGCGAGAGCAATTCACCGATTGGTTTAAAAACCTTGCCTAGCTCTAATTCGGAGATCGCCTCAAGCATTCGTGTTTCTTGGTCGAGTGTTGAAGTCTTAAGTGTTAAGATATGATCGCCTACGGGAACGTCGACAGACCTGGGTCTAAGCGACTGGAACGGGTCAAGATTCTTTTTTCTGCTGGCCATGATATTTTCCATCCTTTCAGTGGGAGTATCTATAGCAGGTAAGGATCTTGACGCGCAATATAAATGAGGTGACGAAACGATGGCTTCTAGTACCAATCAGCTAACAATTGTTCTGGGTGTTGCCGACGCAAAGCTCCGCGAGGGGATCAGGAAGGCCCAGAGGCATCTTCGGGGCCTTGAGGGGGGGCTTAATCGTGCCGGTACTGCTGGTACTGCTGCAGGGGCAAAGATTAATGCGGGCGCCAAGACTGCGGCGCTCGGACTTAATACGGCGCGGAAGTCGGTAGCGAGGTTTTCTGAGGCGGTTAGAAGCTCTGTTGTAAATCTTAGATTCCTGGCAGGCATGTTCGTTGGCGGTGCGTTGACAAGGGGGGTCGTAAGGTTTGCGTCCTCATTTGAGAAGTCCCTAGCCGAAATAAATACGCTTTTATTTAATTCAGCACAGACCGCAGAAGAATTCGGGGTGCAGCTTAAGGGTCTGGCTGCAACGACCCCAAAAGACCTGCTCGACCTAAGCGCCTCGCTTTATCAGATTATATCGGCCGGTGTCCCTGCGGGGCAGGCGATGGAGGTTTTGGCACAGAGCACGAAGCTTGCTGTCTCATCTCTGTCTGAGACCAAGGACGCTTCAAACCTTCTGATTACAACGCTGAATGCGTACAAGCAGACAGGCCTCGATGCCGCGACAGCTACAGATAAGCTGACAAGAATATACCAATTGGGCCGTACTCGCGTGACAGAAATGTCGAGAGCGTTTGGTAGAGGTGCGCCCCTGGCTGCTCAATTTGGTGTCACCATCGACGAATTGGGTGGGTTGCTTATATCTCTAACCCGCGCTGGTTTGAATACGAACGAGTCGCTAACGGCCATCAGGGCCATCATGTCAGGCATAGCGAAGCCGACACTTAAAACGAGAAAACTTCTCAAGGAGTTAAATGTAGCCTTTGGTCAGGGTGCGATTGACGCGAGGGGTTTTACGGGAGTCCTTGAGAGCCTTCTGAGGGCGACGGGCGGCAATGTAGACGTAATGGCTAGACTGTTCCCGAACATTCGGGCGTTGCTGCCTGCAGTAATTACTGTGGGTGCAGGCTTTGATGAATTTAGGGGGCATGTTGATGCTGTTAAGAACAGCTTTGGCGCGACAGATGAAGCACTCGCGAAGACTGATGACAAGTTTTTTAAGAGCGCGGCGCTCCTCAAGTCTAATTTTCAAAACGCTCTCGTTGAGATGGGCGACCAAGTGTTGCCCGTCCTTCAGGAGAAGCTTGATACTCTGTCGGACTGGTTCAAGTCAGATGAGGGGGGGGAGTTTGCTCAGACCTTAGGCAAGCTAATCAGGGCGATGATCGAGATTACGGCCGTCGTTACTAGGTTTATTGCCTCCGGCCTTAAGACTGCGGTTAATTTCTTCGAGAAAAACTCAGCATCTATAGGTGTCTTAATTAAAGCGCTCCTCGCCCTTAAGGCTGCGTCAATTGTTGCATCAAACTCACTGCGCCTCTTTGGTGCTATGGGCCTCCTTGCTGGGAAGTCTTGGGTTGCTGGCCTTAAGGCCTCTTTTGCCAGTCAGCGGCTTGCAATGCTGGGCGTCAACACTGCTAACATGACTACCGCCCAAATGGCTGCAGCATTTAAGAGTCAGAGCGCTGTAGCAAGAATTGGTAGCGCTATAGCTGTCGGCCTTAGGTCGGCCCTAAGCGTGGCAATGAGTGCAGTTATGGCTGCAGGGATTATTGCGCTGCTTATCAGCACTATATACGACCAGTTTTTTGGTGAGGCCGAGCGTCAAGCGAACGAGAGGTCGGCAAAGCTTCGCAAGAAGATGGAGAAGGAGCGAGCTGAAACGCTCAAGCTTATTGAGAGGCTTGAGCGGGAGAGGACCGGGGCGACCCCCGAGCAGCTAGAGAAGCTAAGGGAGCGCCAAAAATCTGGGACGGTTATCAAGCTCGACCGGAGAGAGCAGAGAGATCTAATAGAGCTGGGCGCGTTTCAGCCTTTTGATTTGGCTAAAGAGGCTCAGCAGTATGTTGAGGCGCGTCAGCTTTATCAGAAAATTCTTGGGGCGTTTGCTGCAAAGCTTGGAGACCAGGCTTCTACAGATGAGGGGATGCAGAAGGCTAGAGAGCAGGCGACAGCAAGGGTTCAAGCAATCCTGGAACCAAGGATTAAAACGCTAAATGCAACGATTAAGTCTCAGTTTGAGAGCGTGGATAATGCTGCTGACACTATTCAGTCTAGCCTTCTGGGAAAGGTTGAAAGGCTTAAGAAGGGCGGGAACGTTTGGGCTGATGACTGGTTTGATTTGGATAGGTCCAACCAGAAGCCGTTGGAGCGGATAATACAATTATATGACATTCAGATTGCAGAGGTCCGAAAGCGGGTAGAGGAGGCTAAAGAGGCTGCGAAGCTTGACAGGCCCCTTGGTAGAGAAGATCAAGACAGGGAGGATAAGCTCAAGTTTGGAGAGCGCACGTCGGATTCAGGGCCAGAGCTTCCAAAAATTGACACAAGGCTTTTCGGTGGAAAGGCGAAAGAGCAGGCCGAAAGCCTTATTGCGGACCTAGTCAGGGTCCGAGAGGGATTGGAGCTGGTAAGCGGGGCCGGGCCAGAGGCAGAAAAGGCCATGATAGAAGCCTTTCAGAGCTTTAAGAAGATTCCGGGCGGGCCGGACTTAAGTACAGGAATGCTGGCGCTTGACGCGAAGGTGCTTACGGATAAGCTCAAAGACCTTCCCCAAGAAATTAGAAGCCTGGTTATTTCTACTCGAATACAGATGGCTAATTTTGACAGCCTGTTCGACAAGGGGCGCCTTGAGACGGCCATTGCCCCGCTGTCCGATGTTTATAAAGATGGTTTTCTGGCCAGGCTTAATCGGCTTTCTACTGACCTTAAGGCTAGGGTCGGCCCATTGGCGACGGAGCTGTCGGACATTCTTATAGCCATAGACAAGCAGGCCCAAAACCTCGTCCGTCAGTGGCAAGAGAAGCAGGAAAGAGGCTTGATTGATAAAAAACAATTGGCAAGGAGAATAATTAAAGTCGAAGAAATGAGAAAGGAGGTCAGGCGTGCCGTGCTTGAGGGGGGCGCGGTACAGGACATCCAAAGAACGGCTATGAATATTTCAGGGGATCCAAACATATACGGCAGAATCCCTAAGGGCCCCGATGGGAAGCCCATCGTTTCTGAGATTACATTTCAGCAGACTTCTAGTGCCACTGAGGAATTATTTAGGCCCGCAATTGGTGATGATCCTGATTTCAGCAGGTTTAGGGGCCTCCAGGGCGGTGACGCTGACAGGCTTCTAAAGGTACGTCAATTATTGCAGGGTGTTGCTGATGTAGCCAGAGCCGCCAACCGCGCAAGGGCTAAAGGCGTAAAAGAGTCAGACCATCAGCGAAGAATGATGACACGCATCATAGCGCTCGCCAGGCAGCTTAATGTGGTTATCGACGATGGCACTGAGAAGACCGTAAAAAGAACAAACTCATTAATAGGCTTTATTCAGAATCTTTTTGCGGCAAACAAGGCGCAGAAGAAGCTTACAAAGACGACGGGTGGCGCTGGCCGAGACTTTAGGAGGTCATTTAATAAGGCCATCGCAAGGCTTATTGATAGAACCGAGAAGCAGCGTATTAAGAACAGTGTCACCCTGGCAAAGCTCCAGGTGGCAAGAAACCGGAATGCTGCTGCGGAGTATGCGAATCTGGCGAAGTCCGCTCAATTGGGCAGGAGCTGGTATGGCGAGCAGTCTCAATTGCTTCGTGAGGTCACTGGGAGCCTCAGGTCTCAGCAAGAGATCATTCTTGCTGGTCTTGATATTCAAAGAGAGGCGACCCGGCAGCAGATAATAGCAGCCAAGGCGGAGCAGGAAAGAGCGATAGCCAGAGAGAGAACCAGGCTAAAAGAGCTGCTTAGGGGCAACGCTGCCAGTGGGGCTAGGGGCAAGAAGAACCGCATTCGTATGGAGAATGCGCTTGCCAATTTCAGGGTTCAGAAGGAGCGTGAAACGGCCAACAAGATAGCCAAGCTTAATCTGAATTTAGACAAGAGGCTGCAAGACTCAAGCAGAAAAGCGGCAGCTATTGATCTCAAGATCGTGGACCTTCAGGTCAAAGAAATAGACGGTCGAATCTCCAGGATTAGGGACGAGCTCTCTGCGATAGGCTCACAGATTAAAACTGCCGAGTCTAGACTTAAGAACACTGGGAGCATTGAGGGCTTTATCCGTGAGCAACGAAGGCTTCTTGAGCTAAAGGACAAGGAGGCCGCAAAGAATCGAGAGATTTTAAGGGCTGAAAAGCGTAGGCAGGAGCAAATTAGGGGCGGGGCCGAGTTTACGGAGGCATTGCCGTTTCTTGACAACCTTAAGTCCAATCTGGCGAAAAGAAAGAAGCTTCTTGCAGAGGCGGAGGCGGTACAAGTAGAACCCGGAGGCTCGTTCACTGCAAGAAGGGATAATAGGGACTCCCTGATTCGACTCCGTAAGGCGGACGTAGATGAGTTTAAGTTTTATGTCGCGGAGTACCAGAAGGGCCTTGACCAGATAAAGAAAAGGAGAGAGGCAGCGGTTGCAGAGGGTACAGCTGTAATTGACGAGAAAGCTCTAGCCAAGTCAGCAAAGACAATCCGTCAGATTAAATCCGAATTAGAGAATGTTGACAAGGCTGCTGCAAGGATACGCATCGTCAAAGCCTTAAAGACTCTTGAGGGCCTTGATTTTGGCCTCTCTGAAAACTGGTCCAGGGTAAGCGGGAGCCTGAAAGAGGCAGAAAAGAATGCTGAGCTGTTGGGTGACAGGATAGAGACCCTGCCGTTCCACACCAGGAAGGCGATCGAGCAGGCCGGTCTTTTATCTAGTGACCTTCTTGAGACTAAGCTCATTGCCGAACAGCTTTTTAGAGCCTTTAAGAAGGTGGGCGAATTGCCCAGGCTCGGTAATCTTAGCGTTGAGATACTTAAGACTTTTACTCAATTTATCCAGGATGTCCCTGCTAGGCTGGCAAAGGCGTCGGTTGAGTTTGCTGCTGAGCTTACCGCCCAATTGGGCAACATTGGCGTTGGAGACTTTTCGTTTATTACAGATGCCGCGATGAAGTTTGCGGCTCAGGCTACGCGGCCACTTATCGACGGGATAGACTTGGTCGGAAGCCGACTAGGGATGACCTTAGGAAAGACGCTATCAGGCGTCATGTCTGAGGCTGGTGGCCAGGCGGGTAAATTCTTTGGGGAGACGGCTGGCACCTGGTTTGGTGTGGCTGTTTCGTCGGTGCTCGATGGGGCCCTCAGGGCCGTTTCGTCTATGGTAATCTCGCCTATTACTAGCGCTGTCCAAAAGCCGTTCAGCCTTTTGACATCGGGCATCTCTGAGGCGTTTGAGTCCCTGACGAAAGAAGGGACGCTAAGCGAGCAGGCGTTCAATGAGAGGATCGACAGGCTCAACAGAGAGCACGATCTTCGTATTGACCATATATATGAGGAGGCGAACCAGGCCGCACAGAAGATTGATGATGACCTGGCGAAGACTCAAGACATCAACAAGATAAAAGAGCTTACCGCAAAGAGGGAGGAGATAAGGGCCAAGCGGGATGAAGAATTACTCGCAGCTAGGCGTGATTTTGCCAAGCAAGAGATGGAGGAGAGAGAGAAAAATAAGGGCCCTGAAAATATTGTAGAGGAGTACATTAATAAGGCACTAGAGTTAGTCAACACCCTCGTTGACAGATTGCCTGATCTTGCTGTTTCTGCGGTACAATCTCTTACAGAGCACCTTCCGACGATAATTGTCGGTGCAGCAAACGCCCTTGCTGAAACGCTGTCTGCCATAGCTCCGATTATAGGTGATTTAATTGTAAGCGTGGTCCAGGGGATACTGGACTCTATGCCTCAATTGATTAAGGCGGCAGGAGAGTTTGTTATAGGGCTGGTGGAAGGCATCATTGAGGCCTTTCTACTGATTCTCAACGATTTCGACAAAATCGCAGGGCCCTTAATTGAGGCCATAGCCCGAGGCGCACCAAAGATACTTGCTGCTGTGATAAAGGCCTTGCCAAAGCTTGTTGGGGCGACAATCAAAATGATCCCAATGTTCCTCATTGAGCTGGCTAAGGGTCTAGGCCTGTTAATCAAAGGCATATTTGTTGATGCAGGCGAAGCCCTTTTGGAAGTAGTCAGCTTTGGAGTATATTCTCCAGATGGAGAAGGCAATTTTTTGAGTGGTGCCCTTGGTGGCGCCGCCTTGGGTGCGGGTATCACTGCGGGCCTTGGGTATGTCAGCACGTTCGGCGCTGCAGCAGCCCTCACCACCCCTCTCGGTTTGGGCATAATTGGCGGAGCGGCACTCTTGGGCGGCATAGGCTCTGCACTTGATTGGTGGCACAGCGGTGGAAACATCAAGGAAGGGAACAGAAACCCTGTTGGCGCTAGGCTCTTGGCTGGGCTAGGGGCTAGGGGGTATGCCACGGGCGGTCTTGTTAGCGGGATTCAAAATTCAATTAACGGTAGCAGGCTTCGCTCTTTAAGGCGAGGCGTTGATGATGTGCCTGCCGTGCTTCAGGCTGGAGAGGCTGTGCTGAATAGGGCTGCTGTCACTAACCTGGGCGAAGAAACAATAAACGCCTTAAATTCTGGCACGCAGATAGATCAAGGCCCAACAAATGTGAATGTCAGTATTAATCCAGATCCAGGTGGACTAAATAGGGTTGTGTCTCAATTGCTTCCCCATCTTATTTCTGGAGTCAATGCAGAGGTTGACCGTCCAGGGAGCCAATTGAGGATAGATACGATGAGACAGGGTGGTAGACCTATTGGAACCATGAGGCCCAGAAGGGGATAAAGAATTGAAGTACACTAGAAGGTTAATAATTATCCCAGACGCGGAAATAGGGCCAGAGGTCATCGAGTCTGCTCAGGCAAAGCCATCTTCTGGATCTAGCGGCAGGGAGACGGCAAAATTCGAGGCAGAGGCCACACCCTCCATTATTGCCCCAGAGCGTGGGGCAAGATACAGACAGTACCAGAGAGAGCAGGACGGTGACCTGGACATATATGGTAACCCGCTTGATGGGACGGCAGTTTCTGAGCCTGTTAAAAAGTTTTCTGATGATGATATTAAGGTTTCTTCAAGAAGGTATACCGTTGGCGCTCAATCAACGCTTGAAGACAAGGCAAGAACGGCCCACGGAGAGGGAGACATTGTCCCAACAATAACAGGGGCCCCTGAATCTGCGTCCGAATTTAATCTGCTGGTGTCTTCTGACGGAACGCCTGGCACTGCAAGGTTTTCATTTAATACAGCATCTGAATCAAGAGGGGTTACCGAGGGGGAGGGCACCTCAGAGACGTTTGTTCAAAAGCAAATGCCGGGAGATGCACAATTTCGTGGGAGTCCGCTGGTTTTCCATAAATCATCAGACTTGCTTATTTCTACAGACATTATTGGCACCAATGAGGCGGCTAACGTCGAGAGGCCTAACACATCTCAATTATATGTTGACACTGGTGGGCCGCTGTCTGAGTACGTCAGAACCTCCCTAGGGTACTACTGCAGGCCTAAGCTTTTACCGCTAGATGACGGTCGCCTTATGGCGATGTACCTGGACGCGAACGCCCCTGTTCAGCATTGGGCCCTGACAGGGCTTGTTGGATCAGGGTTTGCCCAAGATAACGACCCATTAAAAACGATACCTATGGTTCAATTTGCGTCTGGAAAGGACGCGAAATGGGGGGTGGCCAAGGAGGTTGATCCGACAGACAGTATTTTCTACCCGGCCTCCGACCCGTCGACGGTGTTTGAAAGACCCTCATCGGCATTCTTTTTGGATGCCGTCCAATACAAGGATACCAGTGAGATAGTAATGGTCCTCGGTGTAAACCTGGTGGGTCATTTGGATATGGATATTTTTGAGCCAGGTGACTACCCCCCGATGACCCCAAGCGGAGATGTTCCTGAGGGCTCTGAGGCTTCGGTGCCTTTAAAGGAGGTGGGGGCGTCCGCTATTGCCGATGACAAATACCTGTGCGTCCTTTCATCTCAGGACGGGGGAGAGACTTGGGCAAGGAAGTCCCTGCTGTCTCTCAGAACATGGTCAAATGCACAATTAGACACATCGTTCGAGTGTGATGTGCCTGGGATTGAGCTTGATGATGCTGGCCTGATTCTGGGTGGGGCTTGCGAGCTCTCTGAGTCTGGCAGGCTTCTTGTCACCTTGTGCTCTGCCGAGAATATATACCTTCTTTCAAGTGATGACCGAGGATCTTCTTTCAAGGCCAAGAAGATAAAGGAGATAAAGGTTGACCCTGAGATTGTGGAAGTGGCCGGTCACATGGATACGCCTCCGCCAGAGGGTGATCTGATTGATGGCCAGGTGTTTATCCCTTCAAGATATAGCTTTGTGGTGACAGGTGTTGTTGACGGGGCTAATATGGAGGATTTTCCGAGCGGGACGTATATCGTTAATCACGATCCTGCAGAGGGCGGTGGCGCCGAAGGAGGCCAGCCCTGGGTTGACCACCCGAACGAGATTTTCGATTGGGACAACGAACCCAACCCCGTCAACGACGCTCCAACCGCGACGAATTGGAGAACGCCACCTGTTGGCGGCACCGCTTATGCGACAGGGTACCTCATTAACCCCGGACCCGACGCCAAAGAGTATGAGGCTCAATCTCTTATTTGGGACTCAGAAAGCAACATGTGGTTAAGGTGGGACGCTAGGGCTGGATGGGATGGATACACAAATGAGCAGCCCCTGATATATTCTGAGGGCACTAAAGATGTATGGGACGCCCCTCCATCTGGAGGGATTTCTGTAACAAAGGGGTCAGGGTGGAGTCCAGCAGAAGATCAGTACGGTCAGTGGGGTAGCCCACTAAGGGGTGGCATTACTGTGCGGGTTACTGGTGGCGAGAGGTTTAAGGGCAAGCTTATTGAGAGGCTTCCATATCTGCCCGACTCATCTGCGAGCGATAATTCAATTTGGAAGGTTGTTGATTCGGCAGGCATTCTGCCACAGGTGAAAGCAAGAGACACCCTGATGAGCGCGGGGATGACCCGAACGCGGACAGGAGAGGTGTGCATCTCGGTAAGCTATACCGACTTCCGAGATCTTGTTGCAGCTCCAGACTTTGTTGGCGCGAGCCTAATGTTCCAATTGTTAGGCATGGATTATTTCAACAGACCAAAGTTTCAGAAGCTGATGAACGGAGATGTTCGATCTGGTGACTTTTGGATAAACCCATCCGCCTCATACACTGCACGGAAAACCAGTGTTTTTGTAACCAGGGAAGGTGCATCTGTTATAGAGCAAGAGGCGTGGAAATATAGGGGGGGAGACCTGTCCACTACCAACGTAACCTCGGGGGCGGACACCGCCGGGGATATAGCTATATTTGGTATTAGTGGGTCACCGTCAAGCAATGAGGACCAGGCTGTTAATTTTGGGCCCTCATGCCTTGAATCAACGGTGTGCATAAGGCCGGATGGGCTTCCTCAAGTATATGGGGCGTCCCACAATTGGATGCCTCCAGAATACATAGGGCCACATCAAGACAGGTATTTTAACGGTGGACAAGGCCCCGATCCGCTTTTCCCTGGAGATAAGTACCCTGTCTGCATGGGTGTTATGAACGTGGTTGCCGGGAAAACCTTTGCGTCCACATCTGCATCTTCATCCTTTGCAAATACCGGAGTTTTTAATACTGAGTATGTCGACCAGATCAACACGACGAATGCTCAGCACTCGTCCAGCGGGGCCGGACGAAATACTCAATATGACGTTCAATCTAATGAGATCAGCCTTGGTCGTGACGGGACCAGGTTTGGTGATGAATTCACAGCGCAAGATCCTAGAAGGATAGCTGGGGCAAACCCTGCTCATGGGGGAACATCGTCCTATGTGCCTCAGGGCTTTATTCATCCAGGCGCGATGAAGATGTATACTCCGAAAGGGTTTACATATACCACTGCCCTGATGTGGGGTCTGGCCCCGTTTGTCAGCAAGACCGAGGATCCCCAACAAAAAAACCCTGGCCTTGGTGGAAAGATCGGCCTTAGGCCCAGCGGAAACTTAAATGCTGCAGGCGGCAACGTTTGGGGCAAATTGTCCCTTTTGCACGGGCCAACCTCTGACCCGGAATCCTATCGGCAGCGTTTTGGGTTTAATTATCAGCCAGGGACAAGATTCCTTAACGGTACATTTGACGGACAATTAATTCAGGGCGAGATCTGGACATATCTTGGAGGGCCTCGCGACCCTGATAATCCTAACTCCTGGTCTAAAATACCTCATGGTGGAGTAATGTATTTCGATTATAGCATTAACGACTATGTGAAATTTTTTGACGGCCCAAACCAGAGCCATCAGTGGGAGCTGGCACTTCCAGGAACGGGCAACATGAATATAGTGGAAGCCCCAGAGTACCTGAACAACGCGGACACCGGGTTCTTTGACAATGGGGATAATATGGCCAAATATTACGTTGGCCTTACCGGGGGCGTCACGGGGATCGATGCGGTGGAGTGGAGAGGGTGCACTTTTGTAATCTCTGCCCATACGAGCCAATATAACGAGAGGTCGTACTCATGGATCGACCCCAATTCAAGAAAAACAAGAAGCCTTTACGGTGGAGTAAAGAGCGTTAAGGACAATTCTTCAATCATGGTCCAGAGGTCTGGTTCATGGCAACCGCTTCGCGAAAACCTGGGCAGAATTGATAACGCCTGGGATATTGGGATGGGCTCAGACTGGGCAAACACCCACACCATATATTACGGCTCATGGTATACGAGTGAACAATACATGAACCTAATTGATGCACCCAACGCACTTACCAATACAGACGAGGTTCTATACATCATCGGATCCAAGATGATGAACGCCAGGAACAGGCTTTCTAGGTTAATGTCTGGGAGGTTTTACCAGTGCACATTTAACGGACAGCGGGATCCCGAGAAGCTGGGCTGGAATTTTGAGAGGAATGAGTCGACTGGGACACACGGCTCGATCCTGAACAGAATGTGGCTTATTGATGCCAGTGTTCCAGACACTGTTGTGCCAGCCGATGTGTCATCTAGCGCGCCATTGTCAGATGTTGCGTCAGAAGGTGGTGGGTGTGTCTTGTGGAGACAGGCCAATTCTGGTTCGTTAATTTACCTTGGCGGGTTCGATAGAGATGGGGTGGGAGAGGCTGTAGACATCAATGAAAAGGGCTTTCTGCCATTCTCCGAGGGTAGGCAATGCGCCCCAATAGCAGACGGCATGAAAACCACTCAGAACGGGTCGGCTCTTACTGGCGGATTTAGGGCGGTCTTCTGCCCATACGCATCGGAGTCCTACGAAACGACAGACTTTAAGGTCTTCTTTAGCTTGCTTCTTAACAACAAGAAGTGGCTCCCATCTACTGATCCGACCTCCGCAGGGGCAGCGCCCACCCCAAAGATGGCCGGGATAATTGTGAGCATGGGTTATGACATGATCAATAACGAGGTCATTGTCGAGGCGTTTGATGGTGGAGACCTCTTTGCGAACCAGAATGTTTCCAGTCTTGGCCCATCGGTAAGATTCCCTGTTCCGCCAGCGGGGTCGGGCCTAAAGTGGATAGAATTGGTTGCTGGGTTTGAGGAGTCTTTTGCTGGCGCGGGGTCAATTGTCGGACCTGAATTAGCGAACAAGTACCCAAGGCCAACCTGCTTCCATGCCCACGTTAGGCAGTGGGACAGGGATAACGACGCGGATTGGATTGGAAGCTTCTCAACCCTTGTAAACTATGCGACTAAGCCTACTTATGACATCCCTCAGGCGAGCCCATATGCGGGGCCCGGTGGCACTATAAATTTTAACCAGGAGCATTTCGTAATTGGAAACATGGGCGCAGGGATTGGGAACACGCACACAAACACTGCCGATGGCGGGGTTGTAATTAAAAGCGTTTCGCTTCACCGACCAGGGCAGCAAATAAAGGGCAGAAACGAAATACCTTCAAACGTCATTGAGCCAGGCAGCGGTGGCACCAGCCTAATTCTAGGCGGAGGCATGTATGATACCCGCCTTTTCGGAACAGGGTTTACCGTTCCGAACACTAGGATTGTTGCAGAGCAGGATCAGGTTGAGGGGAATTGGCTTTCCGGCGACATTAGGACGGACTGGGGCGGCATTGACCCAAGGTATATCGTTAGCGAGTCTTCATCGTCTAACTTTTATTACGGGACTCCCTATTTTAATACTAGTGCGGGTTCTGCTGCCTTGACTGAGAATGATTCAGGCGTCTTAAACCCAACATTGCCTCAATTGTGTCTACCAGTAAGGTCTTTTATTAAAGACGGGATGGAGTGTGAGTGGAGAGGGGAGGCCCAGGAGTCTTCAACCTTCGCAGTGTCTTCTTCGCACCTGTTTTCGGCCAAGAACGCACTCTCTGGACCAGTGACAAAGCCTTGGAAAACAGGGAATGGGGAGCCGTTGTACTCTCTCCTTCCTGAGTGGGCGGGCCTTGGGCTTGCGGCCCAAAGGATAGAGAACATTGATGCACAGACCACCACATTCAAGAGGAAGGGGAGGCCAAATTCCTATGTTATTGAGGATGTTGAAATACTCATGGACTCATGGGGCGAGTCAGGGCAGGCATCGTCAAAAGACTATGTAAACGACATTGTCTTTAACCTCGGCACCAAGAAGCAATTCTCCCCAAACGGAATCGCGATGTTTGGCAAGAATTTTCCCGCGTTTGACATAGAGTTTAGCAATACCAAGGAAGGCCTTGATGGAGATTCGACCGAGAGATTTAAGCTAAGCTTCGGGCTTCCTGGAGATGGCAGGATTGAAAGCAATTCTGCAGACTGGTTCTCTTACGAGCCCGACAGGTATATCCACCTTTGGGCATGGACTGCCGACGATTTTAGCGCTGCCGGACATTCCTGCTCTCCGCTTGTATCTGGCGGACAGGGCAAATTCCCTTACTTCGGTGATAGGACTTTTACATATCGCACGAACATTGGAGATGAGACCGTTCAGGAGATCCAGAACATCTACGCAAAAAACGAGGCCCAGGAAAAGGCGACCCCCTGGATGCCCCATCAGTTTAAAAGCTCAAAGAACGGGCCCTCGTTTTATATTCAGGTGATAGCGGAGGCATTCGCAGGCCAGGGCGATGAGGCCTGTAGGTTTGTGTTTAAGATTGTCGACAACACAGAAGACACGCTTATTCTCGATGAGAATCCTTTAAAGGTTCTATCTCAATATTCTTACGACCAGAACAACCCAGAGGGGTACACTGGCACGTATCGTTCATGGAGGAACGTTTCCATATTTTCTGACAGGATGGCCTCCGAGATTGTTTACTATGCAATCACAGACGCATCGAAAAGCATCTCTCAGCACGACGGGTTTTGGAATCAGCAAACACCGTCCCTGCCTGGGTCCGGGTTTAGGTACTGCAGGATAACTGTTAAGGGCTGCACAAGGTTCGGGGGTGAAAAGTCTCAAAGGCTTGGAAGGCTTGTAATGGGCAGGCTTCTGGATCTATCAGGCCCAGACTTTGAGTGGGGCTGGAGCAGGTCAGAGAATTCAGGTGTAAAGGTGATGACCACAAGGGGCGGCCAGCGGTTCGCCAAGAGCAGTCATGCCCCCAGAAGGGTGTTCAATGTTTCTCATGGCGTCCTTGAGCCCACGGTTGACCTTAACATCGACACAGATCCAAACGATCCCAACCTTTCAAACTACTTCGAGTCTCCAAGGAGAGGGTTCGGTAGCAGTTTTGGGCCAGGCTGGCAGAAAGAGAAAAGAAAATGGGAGGAGGTTGTTGCCCTCCTAAGATCGCTTGGGCCGGGCCTCGAGGAAGCAGCGCTTGTTTTTGAGGGTGATTCTGCCCTTGATTCTAAGCAGCCAGGATCGGATACTTTATCCCGTACAAGGGTTCCTACTGACCCGACAAGCTTATGCCTTGTTCGGCTTATGAGTTATGGGCAGATGACCCACAAGGGATATGTAGGCAGAGAGATACGGGTGCCAAACGGTTCTCAGTCAGATGCCACTGGCTGGACGGGTACGTTTGGCAGCACGGTTTGCAGGCCTCGCCCGTTGATTGAGGTCACCGCCATCCAGTTTGAGGAGGATTTTTAGATGACAATACCAGATTGGTGGACCGGGAATCAGCCTGTAGCACCCGAGCCTAGCGCGTATCGGGTTCTCAGGACATTGTCCGCGTCTTCGGCATCGTGGGTAGAGTTTGATGTTACGTCCAATGATTTTGCAGGCGCCCCAGACGGCCTCGCTCAGCAGCCGTCAAATGTGACCAATGCAATACTTAGGGGTGTGTCAATCCTTAATAACTCAACGGCGGCAGGCGAGCATGTGAACATCTCGCTTTATGTGTCGGGCGGGTCTCCCAGTCCAGCAGGCGCTTACAATACAGCGTATGTCAGCGGCCCTTCTGTTGATTTAAGGTGCTCTTTGGACATGCTTCAGAACAAGTTTTGGCTAAAGGCTGACGCTGGCAACCCATCAGTCCAGCTTGAGGTCTGGTACGACATTCCGGTTGAGGTATAAAGCATGTTTCGCGGAAACTGGAGAGGCACTGGCGGCGGAGGCGGCGGAGGCAGTACTGTAGATGTTATAGTCCCATTTGCATACGCTGCAATGACCGACACGTCCTCTGGTTCTGGCGTTGGGGTCACATGGACCTACGATTCGGGGTCAAAGACATTCTCGGTTACGTTTAATTCAGCAAGATCAGACACCTCTTACACCGTCGTTACGGATGAGGAGTTTGCGGACGGCACCGGGTCTAGATACATGATGGTTCTCAACAAGGCCACTACCGGCTTTGATGTTGAGATGTATGGGTCTTATGGTCCTTCAGGCGACCCCAAGATCATCATGGTTTATGCGCAGAATCCCGTTGTAAGCGTTGGTTCTGGAGGCTCTGGCGGAACAGCAGACCTTGTCTGGGGAACGCACTCGTCTGCGGCTAAATTCACATTCACTGGGTCAACCAACGCCGTTTCGTGCGATGTGTCATCCAATGCGATTGAGGTGGAATTGCCCCAGGCAAGCTCAAAGAGTGGAAAGATCTACACCATCAAGCACTCAGCCGGGCCAATTGCCACTAACTCAATAACAATATCTAGTGCCGGTGGCACAGTGGACGGGCTTGCGACGGTTGTTGTGAGCCAGAATCTATCATCTACCAGAGCGTCTTCTGACGGGACAAACTGGTTTATCATTTAAAGGAAGCGTAAATGTCATTTCAAATGTATGTCCACACCGTGGATACAAAGGGAAAGCTGCAGAGCAGTGTTTCCCCTTCATCGGCAAACGATCTTGCTAATAAAGACTATGTAGACACAGCCATTGCTGCAGGCGGCGGTGATTGGGAAGCCTCTGTCATTAAGCAGGAGTCTTCGCCTCCGGGTACCGCATCAAGCGGTGACCGATACCTTGTTATTGCGACAGCGTCTGGTGCGTGGTCGGGCAAGGAGAAGGACATTGCCGAGTATGATGGGTCATCTTGGGCGTTCACCACTCCGACAAAGGGTACCCACGTCTATGATGAGGACTCCGGGAATGCGCTAATTTACAATGGGTCAGCCTGGGTTGTTCTTGCTAACGCTACCGGCGCACTCATTAAGACAAATAACCTAAGCGATGTTTCCTCTGCCTCGACGGCCAGAAGCAATCTCGGCCTTGGGTCGCTGGCAGAGAAAAACTCGGTCAACCTTACGGGGTCAGACGTTTCTGGGACGCTTGGCGTGTCTGCAGGCGGGACCGGGGCAACCAGTAAGACGGACGCTCAAGTAAACCTCGATCTTGTTCCAGGCACCGACATTATGGCTTACGATGCGGATCTTGCGGCAATCGCAGGTCTTAGCAGCGCAGACGGCAATGTCATCGTAGGCTCTGCCTCTGGCTGGGTTGCCGAGTCCGGTGCTACAGCAAGAACATCTTTAGGTCTTGGCACTGGTGATAGCCCACAGTTTACAGCGTTAAACATTGGCGCGGCTTCCGACACGACTCTGGCCAGAGCTTCTGCAGGAGAGCTCTCTATCGAGGGCAAGCAGATTTACCGAGAAGACGGCAGTGATGTCGCCATATCAGACGGCGGGACGGGGGCGAGCAACGCCACACAAGCCAGGTCGAATCTTGGGCTGACCATCGGCTCGAACGTGCAGGCCTACGCGCTTGGCCTTAGCCAGATTGCGAACCTGAGCCCATCTAGCGATGACATGCTCCTTTATTCTTCTGGTGCATGGGAGTCAAAGGGCAAGGATGATGTTAAGACCGCTCTTAGTCTTGGCACTGCAGCAGACGCAACGATTGCCACGGGGCTGTCGTCGACGGGCGGCAATCTGATCAAGGTTAAGTCTGGAACCAACCTTTCAAACGGCGACCTTCTTGCTGTTGACTCTAATGGTGACATTGTCGCAGGGTCTGGCGGCGGAGGCGGTAGCGTTACAAGCATCACCCCAGGGGCCGACAGTGGAAGTGGCACTGCGATCACGACCAGCGGAACCATCAAGATCGAAGGCGATGGCGGCGCAATCTCTACTAGCGTATCAGGTACAGATGTAACAATCAGTGCAGGTGACGCAAGCACGAGCGCAAAGGGTGTGGCCAAGTTTTCAAGCACCAATTTCGCTGTGTCTTCTGGCGAGGTTACCATTAAGGCTGCTGGCATCGACCTTGAGTCAGAGGTCACAGGTAAATTGCCAGTCTCAGAGGGTGGCACGGGAGCAGACACCGCGATCCTGGCCAGAAGCAATCTCGGACTCTCTATCGGAACAAACGTGCAGGCTTACTCGCTGAACCTTAACGCGATTGCCTCAGTCTCTCCGAGCAACGGTGACACACTGCTATACAGCAGCGGCGTCTGGGATAAGACCACCTATGGTCATTTCACTGCACCAATTAAGAGAGACCTGAGCTACAGTGATGTCTCAAGCCAGCAGACAATCGCCCCAACCAGCATTGACGCTGCGTATGAGGAGTACGTCCTCGACCTTGCTGACGTTTCTGGTGCCAGCACGTTCACGCTGCCAAAGCCAGCGGCAGGTGATGTTGGTAAGAGCATCACCATTAAGGTGATGGGCGGAATGGCGTCTTCTCGTAAGCTGACCGTGTCCGTTGACGGTGGAAGCGACAAGATGGACGGCCTTTCTAGTGTTGAATTGGACCAGAGCTATCAGCGCCTGACCTTTACGGCAATTCAGGCTGCTGCTGACACTGGTATTGACGTTTACTCGCTAGGCTAATGGGGCCTGAACACGCCCCTCCTTATGGGGGGGGCGTGCTATCTAAGGAGCACACATGTCACTAGGCATCTTTCCACATCAGTTTGACACCAAGGGTAACCTTGAGAACAGCTCTGCTCCATCCTCTGGGAACGATCTTGTAAACAAGAGTTATGCAGATGCCTCTATCGCGGTAACCGTCTCGAGCGGCAAGTTTGTTCTAGATGGCGAGAGCCAGGCGACAGCAAGCCTGCAGAAGTCTGTCAGGTTTGTGTTTGACGTTTCAGACTCGTCTAATTCAGGGCATGTTTTACGCTTCTCCGCGACAAGCGATGGCACCCACGGTGGCGGAAGCGCTTATTCAACGGGAGTGACATCGTCTGGCACGCCAGGCCAGTCTGGTGCATATGTCGCGATCGAGGTGTCGCAGGTAACCCCTGACCTTCTTTATTATTATTGCACCGCGCACTCTGGAATGGGCGGAAGCGTTCAAAGTGCATCTGTCGGTGAAGACATACGACAGTCTAGTGGCAAGGTGGGCATAGGCGTTTCACCATCACACAAGCTGGATGTTAATGGCGATATACGTGTTCGCGGGAACAACGTTCGCGACAACAGTGGGAATTCAGCCATTACCTTTGACGGTAGTGCGAACACCCAAATTGACGGAGACCTGACCGTGGCGTCAGGCAAAACGGTCACACTAAACACTGTCACCTACACCTTCCCAAGCTCCGATGGCTCTAGCGGACAGTTTCTGTCTACAAACTCATCTGGAGGACTTTCTTGGTCAACAGCCAGCGGCGGCGGCGGTGGCGGCGGATTTAGTCTGTCATCTATTGATGCAAACATTACAATTGGGGAGATACAGACGGCCTTTAATGCCGCATCGGCAAAAGGTTGGTCAGTTAGCCCTTCAGGGTTGAGTATACCTTCTGGCAAGACCTTGCTAGGGGTCTCGTGTGAGCTTCAGAACACCTTAGGCAAGGACAGCTACGGTAGCTTTTCGCCTATATACAGTGCTTGCGGTATAGGTATCGAGGACCCAAGCGGGTCAACGGTCATGCCTACATTTATCGGCGGGGCGTGGAATGCTGGGACAAATTACAGTCAGGGGTCGCCATACCTGTCAGCCCAGGTAGGACCTGCCCTTGGGTGGTACTATCAAGACAGCAGCTACAACAGTAATTACATCCTGAACGACGGTACGACGACGACTGATTACATTACATCGTTCGGGTCGGCATGTATAAAGGTGTCGAGTAGCACCCAGGTGAAGGTTTACTTTTACGAGGACACAAGCTCATCGACAACATTCAAGATCAACAGTACTGCTAGCGCATCAACATCCGTTGTAGCGAAGCTGACCATTTTCTACGCATAGGACTTGTTATGCCTGAGTTTGGAACATTCTATTTTAATACTTCCGAGAGCTTCCCTGCTGTAGTCATCAAAGAGGTAGATGCACAGCGCGTGCTTGTTAAGGTGTGGACGGACTCTGGAGACAGAACGGAGGTCGCAGAACGGTCTGACTCACCCGGTATTTTTTCTTTTGTATCCGGCTAGTGTGTGAAGAGTGGAAGCAAAACTCCTAGCAGAGCTTTTTGATTTAGGCGCACTAGGCCTGTTCGCTGCTTACTTGATTTATTCTAATGTGAAGACCCAGAAACGGCTTGACGAGATGGCTGCACAGTTTCTCACCACGACAGAGAATCAGGAAAAAGCTCACGCGGCGGCAGAAGACTTAATCCGAACACGATATGATGCGATCATTGCTAGGCACGAAGGGCAAAGGCAGACGGTGTACGAGGACGTTGTTAAAAAGCTGGATGACCATACCCGCTCTCTAGCGATTATAGAGGCGAGCCTTCAGGGCAGAAACACGCCAATTGACCCTCTTGCAACGAGGCCCGACTTCTAATGAGTGTCAACCTCCCACAGTATGTAATCAGCGCACTCAAGAAGGGTCTTGAGCTCTACGCAAAGGGGCTTGCTGGCGATGGGCTAATGGACTCAACGGTCAGCATGGCAAGGACGGGTGTTAGGACCGGGCGGTGGCCGGAGTCCAAGGTTGTCAAAGCTTCTGCATGGTTCTCCAGGCATGAGAACGACAGGCAGATGATGAAAGACCCCTCATCCTGGGACACGCCTCCTGGCTACAGCCCAGCATTTGTCGCATGGCTTCTTTGGGGTGACAGCGGAGACGGGAGTGGTCGAGCCTTCATAGATAGGCAGGCTGATAAAATTAGGTCAATGAAAGAGGCTCCTGGGGATAGGAGCCAAAGCACTCCCGCCCCTGCTTCTGACAGAATTAAAGGGTCCAATAAAAATAAGCCCGGAAGCGCATCAAGTGGTGGAAGCGGGATTAAACTCGCAAAGAGCGTGGAAAAGTCTCTGTCCCAGAAAGTTAAATCACACAACGAGAAGAATACAGCACCATCCCAAAAGGCAACACTTTCTTCACTTAAGAAGGTTTATAGGAGGGGCGCTGGAGCATACAGCACAAGCCATAGACCTGGAGTAAGCAGGGCGGCATGGGCGATGGCGAGGGTTAATGCATACCTTTACCTCCTGTCCACAGGAAGGCCGAGAGACCCAAAATACATATCTGACAATGACCTTTTGCCCCCTGGGCACCCAATGAGGAAAAAAGGAGAGCCCAGAGAAATGAAGTATGGCAAGTCGAGAAAAGAGAACATCCTTTACGCACTTATGAAGGATCTTGAAGACGTTATTGGCATGATGGACAATGTTACGATTGAGGATCTTAGGGATATTCTAATCGCCACACATGACAGATACGCAATGATTTGCGATAAGCCCAAGCATGGAGACGTTGAGGTTGATATTGAGGTTGAGCCCTCAGTCGACAATGGAGATGACGAGTATGAGGGCAAAAGCCGGACATGGGATGCAGTCGAGGATCCAACCTATGCTCAACGATCCAATCTGCCTCCTGATGCTTTCATTCCCTCCGCGTTTTTCGCGGGAGACGATGGAGAGTTTTCAGAAGAAGGCGAGTTTAGAGTCTCAAGATCAAAGCTACCGCACCATGTGAATTCTGTCACAGACCCTGATGATAACGAGTCTGTTGACGTTCCCAGACTGCGAAACGCGCTGGCAAGGTTTAACCAGGTTGATTGGTCGGGGTTCCCAGCGGACACGAGAACAAGGACAAGGGCCCACCTTGAGCGCCACGCTGATGCGATACTGGCATCTCGTTCGGGAGAGTGTAAAACGTGCCGTGAGGGAGACCTGGAGGCCCTAGAATTGGATATTAAGGACTTCCGCGCAGGGAGACATGCTTTAATATTGGCAAGACTAGATGCCTAAGCCAAGTGCACCATTCGAGTTAGATGGGGCGTCTATCTACCCGCAGGAGCGGGATGTACTGTCCTCCATCATTACGGTAATATACTCGGCCAACCCTGGCAGGAGAGAGTCACTGGTACTGAAGCATGCCCAGGAGACCTTTAAGCAGATTATGTCGATCCAGGATGGCCGGTGGGTAAGAAGGCCTGTTTTCACAATAGGCAAAAACGGGGATGGTCCATCTGTGTATGTTACGTCCGCTAAGTAGCCGTAACAGTTATAAGTGTTTGAAAACAATTACTTTTGTCACAAGTGCTTCAATGTGAGATATTGAGACTATGAAGATTGAAATTAAAGAGTCGTCGGCAGGCAAAGTTTGTTTAAATGAAGACCTAACATCTATGGGTCTAGATGATGACGTTTACCTTGCTGTGCTTGAGGCTGAATTGGGTAGAGGTGGCGTCGTAAATTTGAACGGCCGGGTCTACCGTAATTCAGAATTCATTAGAGAAAACGCCAAACTTGGAGAGCGTGTTAAGGCTCAGTTTGTAGAGGGAGAGTTAGGTCACCCTGTTGGTGGGCCTACTTTCGATGTCCCAGTTAGGCTTGTTGAGGTTGATGTCGTTGATGGTGAGGGTGGTTCTTCTCTTGCTGTTGGCAAATTTGCGGTACTCAACACTCAGGTCGGAAGGGATATACTGACTCTGCACAAGGCGGACATGCCCCTTGGTGTAAGCAGCCGAGGCTTTGGCGCTGTTTCAGAGCACGTCATTGATGAGTCATCTCCATACCTGGCAGCAAACCCAGATAGCGAAGGTCAGACTGTGATGGAAGTTACAGACTTTGACCTGATGACATATGATTTAGTGAGGGTGCCTAGTGCTGGCACCCACGTAAACCCTGCGACTGAAGAAGCGCGGGAGGCCCTTTTTCGCGTTTGCGAGTCAGGGGCTCTCGGGATGTCGCATCACAATAAGGAGGCCGACGTGGCTAAAAAAGAAGTCGCGCTCCACGATGTCGATGAGCATATCGAGCTTGAGGCAGTCGAGGAAAGCGCAGTTAATGAGGCGGATACGCCTGAGGTTGCAGAGGTCTCCCCTCTGTCTGAATTGACTGAAAAGCAGCAGGACGTGCTTATTAAATTGGCGTCTGTTATCGAGGGCGCAGAAGAAGCCGTGGGTGATGACGATGCCCTTCTAGAGCAGGTTAAGCGGGTTGCAGATCAGGCCGACGTTGATCGTCAACGGCTTGCGGAAGCAGAAGAAGCCAACCGTAGCTTGGTTGAAAAGGTTGCTGCCCTTGAAGCAGAGCGTGCCGCTGAGCGCAAGGCTGTTGAGATTAGAAATGCGATTGATGAGGCTCTTGAGGGCAAGCAGAACGCTGACCTTGTAAAGAAGCAGATCGACGCGCTAGTCGCAGAGGGTCTCCTTGCAGACACAGACGCGATCACCACCTGGTGTAACCGATTGTTGGGGATGGTTGCGGAAGCTATTGCTGCCAGCTCTGCGATTGCAGGCACTGCGGTTGTTGAGGCGGTCGATGGTAGAGACGACCTTGTTGATGTCGTTGAGTCAGACGTGGATGCTTCTGGAGCGCCAGGATTACTGAATGAAGATTTTGTCGCCCAATTGAAGGGCATCATTGAGCGGGACCGTACCCTACAGGGCCGAGCCTAGTATACCAACCTTAAGGAGATCAGAAAATGCATGGAGCACTTCTCGACCCCCGCATTTCAGCACCAGATGTTGAGGCCAAGTGGGGTCAGTTTATTGAAAGCAAGGATCCAGTAAAGCGACGCTGGATTGCCCACAACATCGAGAACCAGACTAAGTTTATGGCAGAAAGCGCCAAGGCTGGCACGTTTGGGTCTCGGTTCTACACTAATGACCGAACCATCCTGGGGGGCCGAAGCAGTCTCACAGAGGCTACCCTTGGTGCAGACATTGACAATTTCACTCAGCAGTCTATTGCTATGGTTGTTGACGTTTTCGAGCGATTCTCAATCGACGAATTGATCAACATCGTATCAATGAGTGGTCCTAGTGCTTTCGTCCACACCCTTGGCTTCAACGCAGTCGAGGCATACGCTGGCGGTCAGGCTGGAGACCCGCTAAACGCGGCGCTTCAGATTGACTACTCGGATTGTCCCGCTGAATGCGAAAACGAGAGCAAGGGCGTAGAGCTAGAGCTCAGCGCTAAAAAGATTACCGCTGACTGCAAGCGTCTTCAGGCTAAGTTTAGCGTGATTGCCGAGCAGGATCTTCAGAGCCAGTATGGAATGAGCCTTAGCGAGCGGCTTCGCTCAGTAATGGCAATCCAGATGGCACGAGAGATTCAGGGTGAGATTCTTGCTGCACTCGTCGCTGGCGCTGGTTTCGGTGTAAACTGGGCCTCTGCCATTCCTCAGGGTACCGTCTACACGACTCTTGACCCCAAGGTTTATCAGTCTACGCTATGGGACGCGATTCAGGACTGTGACACCGAGATCTTCAAGTCCGTTGATGGTCGTCGTGGGGCAAACTGGGTTGCTGGTAGTCCAGACGCAATGAATTACCTGCTGCAATTGAATCAATTCAGCATCACCTCTCGGGACAACGTTCCTCGCGGAGAGGCCGGTAATGGCGATATTGATGAATTCAGTAACTTCTTCGGCACTGCTAATCATCGGTTCCGAACATATAAATTCCCTTTCATGCAGGCAGACACCATTCTTCTTGGTGTTAAGAGCGACGCGCCTCAGGAGCAGGGATTTATCCACGGCACCTACGTCCCATTGACGGACCTTGGAACATTCCGAGATCCCGCCAAGGCGTGTGTCACTGTTGGCGCCACCACTCGATATGCGAACGAATTGCTTCGTCCGGGCATGTACGCCAAGGTCACGATCACCTGATAAGGGTTTTGACCCACAGTTTAAGGGGGGCGCGTATGCGCTCCCCTTTTTCTTTGTACTGCGGTATTATAAAACCGATGCGGGGCCATATTGTGCTCGCATCGGTTTTTTAGTTTCAAGATAACTACCCGTAATAAAAAGACTCTGGAGATGACATGTCGGACGATAAGTCGAGCAGCCCGATAATTCGCGGCATCATAAAAAAAGCGGCCGGGATGCTGGGTTCTTCTGATCATGTAATCAGCGCGGAGCTGGGTTTATCTCAGTTAGATTACGGAAAAACATCTCTTGGCGATGGCTCCGCAAGAAGGTTCCAGGCAGCTAAGTCCAGGTCTTCAATGATTAAGGACTTTCACGACCAGCGGAGAGACAGAAGGTACCGAGACCTAAGGGAGATGTCTGACGAGGTGCCAGAATTGGCCACGTCGCTCGATGTCTTAAGCCACTTTGTGTTTAGCGGTGACACTGGCCTGGGTTCGGACGGTGCGGATAATTCTCAACCAAGGATGGTCTTCTCTGACGCCATGCCTCAAGAGCAGGTGGATGTCTTAAGTAAGGCCGCAGAGGTTATAGGGCTAAACAATCTTCTATACGAGATATTCAGGGAGGGCATGCACCTTGGAGACAGTTTCACAGAGATGGTCTTCACCAAGGACAGGCTTGTAGCCCAACAGTACCTAAAGCCAGATAATACGGACGTTGTCTGGGACAAGTATGGTCGCCTAAGCGCATATAAGACCAAGACGGCGACCCAGGGTAGGGCATCCTTTGGAAATAGGGCTGCATCGACCGTATTGGCTCCCTGGCAGGTAGTGCACTATGCGCCAGACAGGCCTCGAGGACACAAGTACGGTAGGAGCAATTGGCACTCTGCAAGAAAGCTTTGGAGGATTAGCCAGTCAACCTTAGACGTGACGGCCGTCCTCGCCATACTGCGTGCGTCATCGAGAAAGACCGTCTCCCTCCCCGTTCCTGCAGGGATTAAAGAGGATGAGATCCATTCATGGATAGAGCGACTTAAAACTAACGCCTGGCGCGATGAATTCTTCGACAAGGATGGCTACCTCCACCATCGGATAGCCTCTCTGCTTGAATTAGATGACACGATTTACCCTTATCGAGCAGGAACAGAGCGACCAGACTTTCACAACGAGCCATCTGCGGACCTTGATAGCCTTGTTAAGTTTCAGCAGTTTCTTCAGGAGTCTTACTTTGTTGCTACCGGCGTTCCGGCAGCGCTTTGCGGCCTTGAGAGAAACATTAATGCGAGAAGCACACTAGAGCAGCAGGGCCAGCAGTTTGTTCATACGGTTAGCAAGCGGCAGGCAGAGGTTGCGGCTCTGGCTAAGGATATTCTTGTAAGGGCTGGCCTTGCGGCCGGGTTCCTGCCCGACACGCGGCTTTTTGAATACCGGATGCCTGACGTTAGCGCCTTTGACCAAAGGATGAGAGCGGAAGTTTGGAAGATCAGAGCTGACACGGCAGCGGTGCTAAGCACGGGTGTTGATGTAGACAGCGCCTGGGTCAAGAGGAACATATTAAGAATGACCGACGAGCAGTCTGCCGTCAGTGTTGATCCTGCGTCAGAGTCATCTGATGTTAGGCAATTAAATGCCGTTAGGTCCAAGCTTAGGATTATGCTTGAATCTGCCGAGGGGGAGTAGCCTTGGGGGTTGAGGCATATATAGAGCTCAGGGCAAACAGGGCTGTCAGGAAGGCGTCGATTAACGAGTCTGATACGGAGGACTCAAAGGACGAGACGCAGAGTGACAGAGAGTGGCTGCTTGCTGCCATGCTTTCAATTGCCATTGCGGCCGATAAGGCGCTTGCTGCAGGGAAAAGCCCGAAGGAGGTATCCTCGGCGCTAAAGTCCGATTGGATGGAGGCTCTAAAGAAGGCTGCTGTATCTGCCTTTAAAAAGGGTGTTGCCGTCCGTGCGTCTGAGGTTCCCAACCGCCCGTCAGAGGTTGCCAGGGAGTCTGAGCGACTTAGGGCTCAGCTAGAGGAGCAGTCAAACTTTCTTTCAGGCTTTGCTGATGACTACGTGGGTGGAGTCACCACCGAGCCTAGAAGGATGCCCTTTATGAACAGGGCTCAGCTTTATGCGCTGAGCATGATAGGGTATTACAATCTTGGAGCGCTTGCAGGCGGCAACCCCAACGATCAGATATACTGGAGGCTTGGCGCGTGCGACCACTGCACAGACTGCCCGGCCCTACATGTGTCTGGGCCGTACACCCCACAAACGCTTCCCACCGTGCCAGGGCTTGGTCACACTAAATGTGGGCACTGGTGCTGCTGCTTTCTATACATAGTGCCCAGCGCCCTTCGTGCTGCGCTTGACATCAGCCTGGGAGGCGGAGCAGCGATGGCTGCAGCCATAGATGCGGGCGGAGATATAGCCAGTCGAATACTTGATGCTCGCCTGAGGGCAGCGTATGCGTCCAGGGCTGCGATAGACACCGACAACGATGAACAGGCGCAAAGGGCGGCAGAGGCTCAGGCTGAATTGGATTCAATTGTCGCTGGGAGCGAGGTCGAGTTTTCTGAAACCTTTCCTCTTGGTGGCCCCATCGTGGGGATGGCTGAGAGCGGAATAGTGGTGCCAGATCTTCTCTACAACAGGGGGATAGACTCTGAGTCGCTTCGATCGGTAAGCGAGTCTGATATTGACGAGTTTCTAAGGGGCCAGTTTGACAGGGGGGCTCAATGAGGTTCGCCGTAAATACATATAGCATCATTGGAGACGGCCTGGATAAGACCGTTGAGCTATACAAGGAGGTGGTCAGGGTTGTCCACAGGACTCCAGATGTGGACGTGTCTATCTGGCCATTTTATGATGCGGACCCTGTGCAGATAGGTTACACAGGCTTTCTTGTACGGGGAACGAGGGGCGATGTTGACGCAATCCTGCTAGGCCTGCCCGCTAGCGCTTCTCCAAGAGTCCAGCCGGTGATTACATGATACTTAGAATTATAGCATTCCTTCTTGGGCTTAGGTCTCTCTGCTATTATCGTGGAGACGGGTATAGAATTGTTGCAAAGAACGTATCCTTAAACGTCAGGACATGTGTAGACCTGCTTGCCTCCGAGGCGTTCCTCTCAATCAGGAACCTAACAGACAGGCCGGTAAGCATCGTTTTCCAGGATGAGCCTGAGGATGGTGTGAACATAAAGGTGTTTAGGCGTGGCTCTCGCTACTTTATTACGGTTTGTGACCCCAAGCCAGAAGTGGGGTTGGCGCGAGGGCTTGACACCCTTTGGAGGTATTTAGCGAATGTCGGCCCTGACTCTAGATAAAAAGATCGCGAGAAGACAGAGGGGGATAAAGCTCCGAAAGGGTGATGCATTCGTTCGCTCAGGGAGGCTTCTTCGGATACTGTCTGCAGAGGGCGCCAAGATTGAATACGAGTTTTCAGACGGCCGTTTGGTTTCTGAAGAAAGGCAGCAGTTTCTGAGCAGGGCGCTATCAAGGGTATCCTTGAGGCGAGGAGACACTCCCACAAATGCAAGCATGGCTGCGTCAATAGTTAGGTCTAAGGTGATAAAAAGAAGGGCGAAACTCAGCCTGCTGAGAGGGCTGGTGAAGAATTCTTCTGGAGATGAAAAGTCTGAAATAGAAAGAATGCTTTCAGCGATTAGGAGCAGGCCGGATGTCAGTTAAATACAGAGCAGAGTTTAGGTCAGAGCTTGCCCCAATTGAAAAAGAGGCTGCGAGGGCCAGAAGCCCCTTCATCAGAATGGCGGTTTATGACCAAGAGACGCAGCGCATGTTCAAGCACCGTGTTGCCAGCAGGTTTCTTGTCAAGGGCAGGCCCGTGGGCGGAGGCAGGCTTGAGTGGGACGTGTACGCTCTCTGCGGCATGGATGACCCAGTATTAATTGCTGGAGGGTTTGCCTGGCAGGAGGAGGCCATGCTCTTTGCCAGAGACAGAAAGATGGGTCGCCAGTCCGTTTCATTTGGTGGCATTCGTGGGCTATTTAAATCGACAGGCTCAGGTATCTCTGTACCAACGAAGAATGTTGATCTGCCTGGAAAGACTAACGTTAAGGTTAGGGAAACTGGATCGGGCGTAATTGTAGAATGAGTAAGCCTTTTTCAATACTAATGCTCCTTAGGGGCGAGGGCCTTGAGCTAGGGTTTTCTGATGGAGAGCTAGTGGAGGCCCAGGAGTCGCCGTCGTCAGGAAAGGCTTACTCTTTTGGGGCAGGCCTAATGTCCCTGTCTGTGCCTGAGCGGTCAATATCCCTTTCAGGAAAAGGCTCAAAGTCCGGCAGTGCAAGCGCATCTATACCCGAGTCTGAATGGGATATTATTAGATCTCTCAAAGCGGGCGTTGTTTCGGCAGGCGTCCATTGCGAATTTAGATATTTTGAAGACGGAGCATATTGGGTTGAGGCGCCAATACTTTTCTCCGGGTTCCTATCTTCTGCAAAACTTAATGCCTACGATGGCACCGTGGACCTTTCTTTCGGTGGCGCGGAAAGGATTGTCAACGTCCAATTCCCCATGAAAAGGGTTGGTGACGAAGGAAGGTTTGAAAATCCTCCCGAGGACACGTTTGACCGAATATTGCCGGTAGTCTACGGGACCGTTCTCAGGTATGACATTCCGGCCATAGGCTTTGACACGAGCGCAGGGGGCGGAGGCACAGTAGACGTGTGTATTGCTGCCCACCCTGTCTACGGCTCGATAGAGCGGCCTGGATATGTTCAAATAGGGAATAGCGACCTGGGGAACATGTCTCCGTGGTATGAGGTTAAAAACGGTGTAGACCTCCTGGGTGGATCGTATTCATACATAACCGTTAGCATGGATGACTGGGACGACGGCATCTATGCGCGAAATGTTTCCGGCAAGCTTTCCCAAGACAGTCGGCCGATGGACGGCCTGGGTGACATAGCTCAGGACATGTGGAGTACCTACTCGTCTAAATCCGAGGGCACCTTTGACTATGTCAGGTCTTCATATGCCACACCAATCCTTAACAGGTTTACCGTCGGCATGGCGTTTACGGAGGCGGTAAAGGGACAGACCCTCTTTGATGTCATGGCAGGCAGACTTGGGAGCCTGCCATTTGCATTCGGAGCCCCAATCGGCCTCGTGGGGTGGGATGCGTCAATCATACCCAATGATGACACACAGGAGTCAGGCCACCTTAGCTTTGGGGTAAACGTGTTCGAGCGGTCTGATATTAATATTGCCGGGTATGACAAGATTCAGAACAGGTTCAAGGCCTCATTCCAATATGACGGTGTGAGCGAGGGCAATTCCCTATCGTTTGTAATTGATGAAACCAACAGCGCTCTATGTAGGACAAGCCAGTCTATGTACGGCCAGAGCGAGTACGTGGAATTGTCTGCACCCGATGTCATTACGCCATCATCGGTGTCTGCATACATATCTTGTGAAATTAACAAGAGGGCGGTTCCGCGTATGACTGTCTCATATTTTTGTGATGATTCATCATACCTGTCGGCCCCGCTTCTATCGGTATACAAGGTTACTGACACGGAGGTTGGCCTAGATGGCGCCCTGTTTTTCCTTGAGGCCGTGCGTCCAGACATTGATAATGGCGGGTGTCTTCTCACCCTGAGAAGCGTTAAGAGTACAGAGTCAACACTCAAGGGAGTTACAAATGCATCGAATTCTTAGTAGAAAATTCCTTATCTCGATTGGCGCCATCGGCAGCGTCTTAATCTCAGCCATCAACGGCTCCGTGGCATGGGATGCCGCCCTTCCATCAATTGCGGCTATTGCCATTGGGTATTGCGTCTCTCAGGGATGGGTAGATGGAAAGTCAGTGGAGCAGGAGATTAAAAAGCTCCAGGCCGACGAAAAGAAGGCTAGTGAGCAATAGCAACAGCGATGACCGCCTTAAGGTGACCCTGATTGTTGTCGCTGTTGGGTTTGTCGTAGCGTTCGTGGCTGGTATTATCGTCGGCAAGAATGGCATGGCTGCAGGGTCTGCAGGCGTTGCAATTGCTGCAGCAGCAGCAAGGGTAAAACTAGGGCGGATAAAGAAGAAGTCTGACCAGCTAGTTAATGCGTCTGAGTCAATAATTAACGACTCTGTGTCCAGCCAGGCCGATCTAGAGTCTTCTGCAAAACTGGAGGCAGTTAAAGATGAGAACAGTGCTCGTGCTTCTCTCGATACTGGTGATTCAGCTTGGGAGCGCCCCCGTATTTTCTCAGACGACAGTTAGTCATGGTGAATGGATGAACGCAGACGGGTCTTCTGTCTCAATGCCCTGCCCATCCTCCTATCTTGAGATAACTAGACTTCCGTCTGGGTGCGTCAACCGCCTCCCAGGCGGCGGTTTACTTTGGACCCCTAAGGCGCACTCAGGAAACAGCGCCGACCTAAGTCGGGCCTCGAGGATTATTGATGGTCTAAAGATTAACCTTGAGAAGCTTCGGTCTGAATTCGACTCTGCAGTAAAGGCCCACAAGGAGGAGATCTCTAAGATTTCAGATGACGCGATTAAAAACCTGGATGAAATAAAGTCCTCTCACTCATCATCCGTGCTTAGGTCTTTCTTTCATGGGTTTGGGGCAGGCGTGATTCTTTCTGCGATAATAGTGCTGTCTATCTGACTTTTCGAGATATGATCCCTTCTATCATTGCCAAAGCGTCTTCGGGGTCATCTTCACTAAACACCGCCGAGGTTACATTGCCCCGTTTTTTCACCGCTTCTGCAGATGTTGGGCAATTTGTGATGTAAAGGTTTGATGACGCTGGTGTGGCTATACACCTTCTCACCTTCCTGCCGAACCAGGTCTCCCAAACAAATGGGTCATCCTGGACTACACATATCACATGTTTGTTTTTTAGCGTCTGGCGCCATGACCGATGGTGCGCTGCATGAAAACCAATCGTCTTGCCCCCATAGACACGGAACCAGTCAACCATAAAAACCACATCAACACACTGCTCATACAGTATCCTCTTAAGGGGATAGTCGCTTGTTTCTGGGTCGTCTGGGTCAATATATGATGACCGATATAGTTTGGGGTCAGAGATTATGGTGTGCCCCTGGATGAGATTGATAAGGGGGTGTTCATCCGTAAAAAGCATCCTCATGCGCCCAGCATCCTCCTGTACCCATACATGGCCAACAAGGCAGCGTCGGCAATGCCGTCGTCATCGACCCTGGACCTGGCAGACTTTTTAAGGTTTATGCCTGGGAAAACTCGCTTTGCTGCGAGTATGTGGGCCCCCTTGCCTTTGCCTGACGCCCCAGCGAGCATTGACTTTGACCAGGCGGCAGGCCTGACTTCTTCATATGGTATTCCAGATGCAGCAAGGATCCCAATCCAAAGGCCGTAACCATACCCGGTCGAGAACGTACTAGAGACGCCCTGTTTTGGCATTGCCTGCTGCTTCTCAATAATAACAAGGTCGAAGTCGAAGGAGGATAAAACGTTCATCATTTCATTGGGGTCATACTCCCGCTTAGACCCCTTCCCTACACTAATGACGGGGGTCTTGCTTGAGTGGACTATTCTCTTTCCATCCAGCACAACAATTGCACCAGATTTTCCTGGGTCTATGCCTCCGACAATCAAGCTTTGCTCCAGTGTAAAAGATAACCCCCTCGCCGGGAGGGGGTGGCGAGGGGGTTAAGCATTCCTCACCACCGTGAGAATTAGATACCGGCGATGGAAAAACCGGCAGCTTGCCTGATCATACAAGGTCAGGCCCTAGAAAGGAATACTATCACCACCATCAGAGTCGTCGCCCCATCCACCTCGACCCTGTTGGCGCCTACCTCCGCCTCCGCCGTTGCCCCAGCCCTGAGACCCAGATCTCTGTGCACTGTCACCGCCACCAGAATTCTTTCCGCTGGCCACCTTCCTGAACACCCGAGCGTCCACACAGTTTTGCTTCATCTCTTTGCCGTCTTTTTCATAGACGCGCTCGTATGGCTCCCCGGAGACATGGATAATATCGCCCTTTTTCACGTTCCTCAGGGCGAATTCAGCATCCCTTCCCCACAGCGTGATCTTCCACCACATCGTAACGTCCTCTTTGTTTACGTATGCGGTTGAGGGGATTGTGACTTTGGCCATTGGTGTGGACGAATTTATTGGCTCCGCGTCCCGCGCTGCTCGCCCCGTAAATGTTACTGTTGCGCTGCTCATTTCTTCTCCTTTGGGTGTTCCTCTTTAATCCACGCGCTAAAAGACTTGAAGTCTTCTTCTGACGCGCCAACAAGCGGCGCGTTCCTGTGTTTTGCATATAGCGACTCAACCTGCTTTCTTGTGAGGGAGCAAGACTTTACCAGCGCCGCTATATTGCTCTCCCTTTCTGCCCCATCAACCTCTGGCTCCTCATCGAAAATCATAGAAACAACGTCGCCAGACCACAGGCTTAACCCTAGACCGAACCCCATTGCCAGACATTTAACAAGGCACCTCTGCCTCGCGTCGAGAACATCTCTCGTGTCGGGCTGCAAGATGGCTTTATTTTTATTGTCA